CCAGAGCTTGAGGTCATGTCTGATATAGATTCCAGATTTCATGGAAACATCGAAATAGGCGGTCTTTTACTCTGTAAACAGCCAGAAGCAGAGGCTGAAAAGAGAAAGGCATACTACGAAGATGTCGCCAACAATCAGATGGCATCTGTTGATAATAACTTCTTAAAGCAAAACGATCCCCGAATGCCCGTTCTCAATCCTGAGCGGTCTACTCGGACTACCTTTGGTCGAGGCTGACTCCGGTTTACCGGAGAGCTTTGGCCTTTAATCTAAGTTTGGAGACTTAAAATGGCTACAGCGGCTACTCCGATGGGTGCAGAACCCGTAGGCACTCTTAGTGCTTCTGGTTCTTTCACCGGAAAAGTGCGCCATATCAAGATTGCTAGTGGTTATGCCACGGACATCTTTTATGGCGATTTCGTCAAGCTGGTTGCGGCTGGTACTTTGGAAAAGGCGGCGGTTACTACGTCTGTCGTGGCAGGAACTGTCGGCATCTTTGTCGGCGTTTCCTACACTGATCCCGGTACTGGTCAGTTAACCTTTAACCAATACTTCCCTGCTTCAACAGCGGCAAGTGACATCATGGCTTATGTCGTGGATGATCCCAAGCTGTTGTTCCAAATGCAGGGAGACGAGGCAATTGCTCAGACAGGTCTGGGTAACAACGTCTCGGCTGTCAGCACTGCTGGCTCAACTGCTATCGGCAGGAGCAAGAATGCTCTTGACGGTGGCTCAATCGCAACCACCAACACGCTTCCGCTTCGTATTGTGGACTTCGTGGATGGCCCTAACAGCACGGTAGGTGATGCTTTCACCGACTGTATTGTGACGTACCTCCCACTTAGCCATGCCTACGAAACCAAGCTCGGCGTTTAAGGAGACTTAGGAAATGGCTATTTCACGCGCACAAATGTTGAAAGAACTGCTCCCCGGTCTGAACGCCTTGTTCGGCTTGGAGTATGAGCGGTACGACGACGAGCACACGATGATTTACGAAACTGAATCATCTGAGCGTTCGTTTGAGGAAGAAGTAAAGCTGTCCGGCTTCGGTGCCGCACCAGTTAAAGCTGAAGGCGCGGCCATCAGCTATGACTCGGCGCAAGAGTCGTTCACTGCTAGGTATAATCACGAAACGATTGCTCTCGGCTTCAGCATCACAGAAGAAGCAATGGAGGACAATCTATATGACTCATTGTCAGCGAGATACACAAAGTCTCTTGCAAGGGCAATGGCGCATACCAAGCAAGTGAAGGCGGCGGCTCTTCTCAACAACGGGTTCACCAGCTTCAACTCTGGTGACGGTGTAACCCTGTTCAGCACGGCTCACCCGCTGGTAAACGGAGGAACTAACTCCAATACGTTTGCCACTGCGGCTGATCTGAATGAAACCTCACTGGAAGATGCTGTGATTAACATCGCCGCATTTACCGATGAGCGTGGACTGCTGATCGCGGCTAGACCTCGGCGTCTAATCGTTCCCCCCGCACTTCAGTTTGTAGCAACTCGCTTGCTTGAGACTGAGGGTCGAGTCGGAACGGCTGACAATGACCTGAACGCCCTTCGCAACAACGGATCAATCCCAGAAGGATATTCGATCAATCACTTCTTGACCGATACTAATGCCTTCTTCTTGATTACCGATGTACCGAACGGCATGAAGCACTTCGACCGTACTGCGTTGGAGACTTCAATGGATGGCGACTTTGACACGGGCAACGTCCGTTACAAGGCTCGTGAGCGATACAGCTTCGGCGTATCTGATCCACTTGGAATTTACGGCTCGCCCGGAACTTCCTAAAATATCGGGGGCTTCGGCCCCCTTTTTCCCTGACTAATTGTTCCATGTGGAACATTAGACTCTAGCCACGACAGGAGAATCACATGGCTAATTCTACATTTAGCGGTCCCGTCCGTTCTGAAAACGGGTTCTCAGACATCACCAAAAACTCTACCACCGGCTCTATTACCAGCACCATGACGTTATCCACCTACGAGGCGACGATTACCGTAGCCGACGGTGCGACGACAGGCAAAGAAGCCGCCATTGGTATCCCGTCAAACTTCCTCCCTATGGGTGTCACGGTTGCTGTCACTACAGCCGCCGCTAACGCTGTCAACCTTAACGACATTGGCACTGACGCAGACACTGACGGCTTTGTCGATGGCATCTCTGCCGCTGTCAACTCTACAGGCTTCAAAGGGTTCTTCCCCTGCAATGGCGTTCTCGGAATGTCCGGTGGTACAACCACTGCGGCTACAGCAACGGCTGATGAAGTAGAGCTTGTTCTTTCTGGCGATCCGGGTGGCGATACGGTTATTGTCCTTAAGTTCTTCGGCATCTCTAGTACTTCAGACGCATCATAAACTGACGGGGGCATAGCCCCCTTATCTGGAGGACAAGATGGCTGATGTAGTCACAACCAAGATTATTGAGGACGGCGCTAGAACAGCAATCATGCATTTCACCAATGTCAGCGATGGCTCTGGTGAGTCGGCTGTTGCCAAGGTAGATGTGTCCGCCCTTAGCGCAGACCCTGTTAGCAAGGGTGCTTGTACCAGCGTCAACATTGAGTGCATTTGGTATACAACCAAAGGCATGGGTGTGCAGATTTTCTGCGATGCAACGACCAATGTTTTGGCGTGGGAGCTGATCGCTGACTATGGCGACACGCTGGACTTTTCTGAATTTGTAGGTCTACCCAACAATGCCGCCGCTGGTGGCAAGACGGGGGACATTCTTTTCACCACCACAGGCGCGGGTAGTGGCGACACTTACTCTGTCGTCCTGAAGCTGAAAAAGAACTACGGCTGATGAGACAGTATTACAAGAAAGGCGGCAAGACCAAAAAGTCTAAGTCCCGCGTCAATGAGGCGGGAAACTACACTAAGCCCGGACTGCGTAAGCGGATATTCAACAGAATAAAGGCTGGCGGTAAGGGTGGTAAGCCGGGGCAGTGGTCAGCGCGTAAGGCGCAGATGGTTGCCGCCGCTTACAAGAAAGCTGGGGGAGGATATAAAGACTAATGCATGAGTTTAATGATGCTAAAAAGCGCAAGATGATTAAAGAGCTAAGAAAAGCGTCTAAGCTACACGCTGGTCAGGCTGACACGCTTGAAAGGTCTATGATGAAAAAGGCCAAGCCAAAGCCCAAAGCAAAGGCAAAGTCCAAGCGTGGCTCTTAAAAAGTCTCAAAAGTCCTTAAAAAACTGGACTAAACAGAAGTGGCGCACTAAGTCTGGCAAGCCCAGCACCCAAGGCAAAAAGGCCACGGGTGAGCGTTATCTTCCTGAAAAAGCCATCAAGTCTTTATCCGACAAAGAGTATGCCGCGACTACGCGGAAAAAACGCGCAGATACCAAGAAAGGCAAGCAACACTCAAAGCAACCTAAAAAGGTTGCCAAGAAAACGTCGAGGCATCGAAAGTAATGCGTATGTATTACAAGGCGGGCGGCAAGGTCAATAAAAAGTCCATGTCGTGCAACAAGCCAAAGCGAACGCCCAGCCACTCCAAGAAAAAGTTTGTCGTCAAGGCGTGTGAGAATGGAAAAGAAAAAATCATCCGCTATGGCGACAAGAACATGAAGATCAAGAAGAGCCAGCCGGGGCGGCGCAAGTCCTTCCGCGCCAGACACAAGTGCGACTCCAAGCCGCCAAGCAAGATGTCGGCTCGTTACTGGTCTTGCAAGAACTGGTGACAATATGCCTATAAGCAGAGCGCAGATGGGCAAGCAGATCAAAAACGCGCCCAAGTCAAAGAAAACCAAAGCGGCTAAATGCAGGAACGGCTTGGCCCGCAAGGGCAGGACTAGAGGAAGGAAGGTCTAATGGCGACTAGCGGAACGACAGCCTTTACTCTTGACTTGTCAGACATATTTGAAGAGGCGTTTGAGCGAGCAGGCTCTGAGCTACGAAGCGGATATGACTACCGGACAGCACGGCGCAGTCTGGACTTGTTGATGCTGGAGTGGCAGAACCGTGGTCTTAACTTGTGGACAGTAAGGGATGCTACGCAGACCCTGACCGCAGGCACCTCGTCATACGACTTGACCTCGGAGAAGCAGGACATCATTGAGGGTCTACTGCGAACTGACGCAGGCGACACCTCAAAGCAGTCTGACCTGACCATGCAGAGAATCTCGGTGAGCCAGTACGCCCATCAGACCAACAAGCTGACGCAGGGCAGGCCGCTACAGTATTACGTTGAGCGCAAGCCAGCAGGGCTGACGTTGCACTTCTGGCCCGTGCCAGACGCAACAACCACCTACACGTTTGCGTACTACTACCTAGATAGGATAGAGGACACCGGAAAGCCAGCGTCTAACAACATGGATGTGCCAGCGCGGTATCTACCGTGCATGGTAGCTGGATTGGCATACTACATAGCGAGCAAGAAGCCTGAGTCGATACCACTGGCACCGGCTCTTAAAGAGGTGTACGAGGAGCAATGGAATCTGGCGGCAGACGCCTCCAGAGAGAAGGCATCGTTGTACATGGCTCCGGGTGGGTATAACAATTTATGAGCAGTTACGCGAAAGGGTCGAAAGCCTTTGGCTTTTGTGACCGGACAGGGTTTAGATACCCGTTGCGTGATCTGGTCAGGCAGATTGAGGATGGTCGCTGGAACGGACTGCTGGTAGGCAGGGACGTTGTAGATCAAGATCAGCCACAGCTAAAGCTGGGGGATGTCAATGCAAGTGACCCGCAAGCGTTACGATTTCCGCGACCTGACAACAGTATTGATGAAAGTCGTGCGCTATCTGCGTTCGATCCTGTCGGGGGAGGCAATACGGCGTTTGGAAGCCGCACTGTCGGCCTTGATATGGCGGGTGCTGTTGGGCGCGTAACAGTGGAGACATCCTGATGGCGTTTACCCTTACGACTCTAAAGCAGGCCATTCAGGACTATACAGAGTCAAACGAGACTACATTTGTCAATAATTTGACAACGATCATTACGCAGGCAGAGGACAAGATTCTCAAGGCCGTGCAACTGCCTGATTTTCGTAAGAATGTTTCAGGTTCTGTGGCAAGCGGCAATCAGTACCTAATCATGCCTACAGATTTTTTGACACCCTACTCGCTAGCTATAGACAATTCTGGCTTTGAGTATCTGATGTTTAAAGACGTAAACTTCATACGTCAGGCGTACCCGCTGACAACAACACAGGGAGCGCCCAAGTACTACGGCATCTTCAGCCGCACCGCGTTTATTCTCGGCCCCACCCCTGATTCTGCCTATGACGCAGAACTGCACTACTTCCACAAACCCACCTCAATCACCGCATCTGGAGACGGCACAAGCTGGCTCGGCACCAACGCAGAGTCCACGCTTTTGTATGGCTGTCTTGTTGAGGCGTACACCTTCTTGAAGGGCGACCCTGATTTAATGCAGATGTATACCCAAAGGTATATGGAGGCACTGGCTAATCTGGAGCAGTTGGGCGAAGGCTACAGCACAACAGACAGCTACAGATCGGGTGAAGTAAGGAAAGCTAGAGCATGATTGGTGTTAGCGGTGGTTTTGAGGTGGGTAGCGTTAATGTACACACCACACAGAACAGGGGATTTACCCCAGAAGAGATTGCTGAGAGATGCTTAGATAAGATCGTCTCGGTAGCCGATACTGCGTTGCCAGAGGTACAGGCACAGGCGCAGGCATTCAAGGATCACATTAGAGCGGTTCTTGTTTTCTACATGAAAGAGGCCGCAAACAGCGACCGAACTACAGTGTATAACGCCCTTTTAGATGCAGGGCAAAAAGACTTAGCCGAACTTATCAGGAGAATGTGATATGGCTTTTAGCGGAAACTTCATGTGTTCGTCGTTTAAGCAAGAACTGCTTGTTGGCGCTCACAACTTTACAAACAGCAGTGGTCACACGTTCAAGCTGGCGATGTACACCAACAGCGCCTCTTTTGATGCGTCTACCACAGCGTACACCACAGGGAACGAGATCAGCGGTACAGGCTACTCAGCAGGTGGCGGGACACTTACCAATGTGACCCCGACTCTGTCTGGAACCACAGCCCTGACCGACTTTGCCGACCTCACATTCGGCTCGTCAACACTGACGGCGCGTGGAGCACTTATATACAACACGACAACTAGCGGCGGCTCTGGCACT